GCTACCCGGTTGGCAGCGAGGGCGCGCAGGCGGTGGGCGCGGGCGGGGCTGGTCATGCTTAGACGAGCTCGATGTTCTCGACCAGGCAGCCGAAGCCGTAGTCCTCGATGACATAGGCCTCGTTGCTGGATTCGTAGTTCTCGATGCGGTCGCGCTTGGCGTTGTCCACCACGGTGCGGCGGCGGGCGCCCTCTTGCCAGTAGATGGAGAGGTTTTCCAGGCTGGTGATGAAGATCTTNCCGGCTGGCATGTACGGCACGCGAACCGCCTGAACGCCGCCGACGCGCTTCTGGCTGATGACCATGTCCAGTGCGGCCTGCTCGCTGGGCGGGTTGGCCGTGTTGATCAGCGGGAAGTACTTATCCGCGAGCAGGTCGCGCGACATGATCGCCACCAGGCCGCCGTCTTCCTGGTACCAGGGCTCGATCATGTTGTTGATGGCGTCGAAGACCAGGGCGTCCAGGTTCTTGTAATCGCCGGTGGCGCCGACCGTGACCTTGCCAGACTCGGCGACCACTTCGGCCAGNACGCGGTCGCTGGCGTGGGTGCGGTACTTCTGCAGCCAGCCGATGTTGACGTCCTGCAGCAGCTGGTTGGTGCCGAAGTCGCTGGTGGCCTGGCGGCTGGTGCCATTGAAGCCGACCATGATGCGGTCCAGGGCCTGGCGGCGCAGGATGGCGTCGCGGATCCGGGTTTGGAAGTCTTGGAACTTGGCCCAGGCGTCGATCTTGGCGTAGGTGAGGTGGGTGTCGAAGTTGGTCTGCGTGCAGACGTAGCCTTGTTCGTCCATCACCGTCACGTCGCGGGTGGCGCGATCGGTGGTGGTGGTGTTGGTGGTGCTGGCGATCGGGCCGGATACGCCCAGGCCGATCTTGTCGCCCATCTGCTCGGCGACGCCGACCATGTTGATGCCCGACAGGAACTCGCTGGATTCCTGAATCTTGGTTTCGAGGGTCTGCTGCACAGACGGCTCGACGGTGAATTTTTCGGCGGCAGAGTCGACGCCGTTGAGCTTTGCGACCTGGTCCAGATAGGCGTTGTACAGGCGGCGAGTTTCGTTGCGCATGGTGCGGGCTCCGTGGGTTCTGGGTGGTCAGCAGTCGGTGACGACAGTGCCGTCGCCGCCGGTGGCGGGCTTGCGGGTGCTGTGGCGGTGTTCGGGTTCTTTGTCGAGCTTGGCGAGCAGGGCGGAAAAGTCGGCGGCCAGCTTGTCGTGGGCGGTCTTGAGCTCGGCAAAGGCGGCGCGCGGCAGCAGCGCGACTCGGTCGCGGCCTTCGTCGACCNNGTCGGTGAGGCGTGCGGGCGTGATCGGCCAGCGCTTCCACGGCCNNGTGGGCGTCGGCGAGNNGGGCTTCGGTGGCCACGGTCTTGTCGCCGATGCGGCGTCAGCATGTCCTTCACCTTGCTGAACAGGCTTTTTTCTTCAGGGTCGCGCACGTCGGAGAAGTCGAGCTCGATCTCGACGGATTCGCTGAAGAGGTTGTCCGGGCTCTGCTTGCGCGCAGCCAGCGGGTTTTGCTGAGCGCCGGCGGCGAACTTGAGCATTTCCGTGCCCAGGCTGGCGGGGCTGTCGGTGATGGCCAGGCCCACCAGGTAGGCCTCGTTGCTGCGTGCGAAGTTGGTGTCGACTTCCATCGACGTGTAGACCTTCTGCCGCTTCTTGGCGAGCTCGACCAGCTCGGGCGTGGGGTCGATCTGCGCGAACAGGGCGAGCTTGCCCTCTTCAACGTCCTGCACCTTCAGCGCGACCACATCGCCGTAGGCCTTGAACGGGCCGTCCGGCAGCACGCCGCGCAGGTGCTCGAGGTTCAGGCGGGCGCCGTACTTCTTCGGGTCGTAGTTCTTGGCCATCTGAGACAGCCAGTCGCGCGAGATGACGCGGCCGTCGGTCGTGGCGCCCTCGGTGGCGATGCGGAAAAATTTCATTTCGGGTGTCCTTGTCGGGTGCGCTGAGGCATTGCAGGCCAATGGTCGGCGGCTGCAACAAGGCGGGGCAATTCGGGCGGGTTGTGCGGGCGCCCGTTACAACGCGGGCGTGTTCGGGATCGCGCGCGCGATGGGCAAGGATGGCGCCCATGAATGCACCTACTGCCCCAGATACCGCAGCGCAACAGCCTGCAAACGGAGACCCCAAGTTCGAGGCCAGAGCCCGCGCGCGGCTGCTGTACTGGCAGGGCTGGGGGGTGTCTCAGATCTCGGATTACCTTGGCGTCAAGCGCGCGACCATCGCATCGTGGTCGATGCGCGAGAAGTGGCGCAAGGCCACGCCCGTCGAGCGGGTCGAGGGCGCGCTCGAGGCGCGCATGATCCAGCTCGTGCTGAAGGAGCCGAAGGACGGGAAGGACTACAAGGAGCTCGACCTCCTCGGGCGCCAGGTCGAGCGGCTCGCGCGGGTGAGGCGCTACCAGGCGCCGGGCGGGCACGAAGGCGACCTGAACCCGAACGTCGAAAACCGCAACAAGGGCCCCAAGCGCAAGCCGACGTCCAACTTCTTCAGCGAAGAGCAGCACGAGGCGCTGCGCAAGGTGTTCTTCGACCAGATGTTCGGATGCCAGCGCGCCTGGTACGAGGCCGGCGAGACCGAGCGCATCCGCAACCTGCTCAAGTCGCGCCAGATCGGGGCGACCTACTACTTCAGCCGCGAGGCGCTGCTCGACGCGCTCGACACCGGGCGCAATCAGATCTTCCTCAGTGCATCAAAGGCGCAGGCCTTTCAGTTCCGGTCCTACATCATCGACTTCGCCAAGCAGGTCGACGTCGAGCTCAAGGGCGAGCGGATCGTGCTGCCGAACGGCGCCGAGCTGATCTTCCTCGGCACCAACAGCCGCACGGCGCAGTCCTTCCACGGCAACCTGTACGTGGACGAATACTTCTGGATCCCGCGTTACCAGGAGCTGCGCAAGGTGGCCTCGGGTATGGCCAGCCAGAAGCGGTGGCGGCAAACCTACTTCAGCACGCCGTCGGCGATGTCGCACGAGGCGTACCCGTTCTGGACGGGCGCGCTGTTCAACAAGGGCAGGCCCAAGGCGGATCAAATCCAGCTCGACGTCAGCGCCGCTGCGCTGCAGGCCGGGCGCCGGTGCGAGGACGGGCAGTGGCGGCACATCGTCACCATCGAGGACGCGCTGGCCAGCGGCTGCGACCTCTTCGACCTCGAGCAGCTCAAGCGCGAGTACAGCCCCGAGGAGTTCTCGCAGCTCTTCATGTGCCAGTTCATGGATGACGGCGCGAGCGTGTTCCCGTTCGCCGTCCTGCAGCGGTGCATGGTCGATAGCTGGGAGCAGTGGGAGGACTGGAAGCCGTTCGCTCAGCGCCCCTTCGGATCGCGGCCGGTATGGGTGGGCTATGACCCGGCCAGCACGGGCGACAGCGCCGCCCTGGTGGTGCTTGCGCCGCCGGCGGTGGCAGGGGGCAAGTTCCGCATCCTCGAGCGTCACCAGTTCAAGGGCGCCGACTTTGCCGCGCAGGCTGAGTTCATCCGGAAGACCTGCCAGCGCTTCAATGTGCAGTTCCTCGGCATCGATGTGAGCGGGCTTGGCGTGGGCGTGTATCAGCTGGTCAAGCAGTTTCGCCCCGACGCGGTGTCCTTCAACTACTCCGTCGAGCTGAAGACGCGCATGGTCCTGAAGGCCCAGGACGTGATCGGCAATGGTCGCCTCGAATGGGATGCCGGCAGCAACGACATTGCCCAGTCCTTCATGGCCATCCGGCGGGCCATGACGCCCAGCGGGCGCCAGGCCACGTATCAGGCCAGCCGATCCGATGACGCCAGCCACGCCGACCTGGCATGGGCAACCATGCACGCCCTCTATAACGAGCCGCTCGAGGGCGCCACCAAACAGAACACCAGCATGATGGAGCTTTACTGATGAGCGCAGAACAACAAGCGGGCGCGGCCGGCAGCGTCGAGGCCTTCACCTTCGGCGATCCTGTCGCCGTACTCGATCGGCGCGAGATTCTCGACTATCTCGAGTGCCTGAACGTGGGCAAGTGGTACGAGCCCCCGCTGAGCTGGGACGGCCTGGCGCGCAGCTTCCGGGCGGCGGTGCATCACTCCAGCCCCATCTACGTCAAGCGCAACATCCTGGTCAGCACGTTCGAGCCCAGCCCGGTGCTGTCGCGGGCAGAGTTCTCGCGGTTCGTCCTCGAATACCTGATCTTCGGCAACGCCTACGTCGAGCGGCACAGCGCGCGATCGGGCAAGCTGCTTACGCTCAAGGCGCCGCCGGCGCGGTACGTGCGGCGCGGCGCGGATCTCGACACCTACTGGTATGTGCGCGGCTGGAAGGACGAGCAGGCCTTCGCCAAGGGCGCGGTCTTCCACCTGATGGAGCCCGACATCAACCAGGAGATTTACGGCCTGCCCGAGTACCTCAGCGCACTGAACGCGACCTGGCTGAACGAGTCCGCCACCCTGTTCCGGCGCCGCTACTACAAGAACGGCAGCCACGCCGGCTTCATCCTGTACATGACCGACGCTGCGCAGAGCGAGGACGACATCACCGCACTGCGCACCGCGCTGCGCGACTCGAAAGGGCCGGGCAACTTCCGCAACCTCTTCATGTACGCCCCCAGCGGCAAGAAGGACGGCATCCAGATCATTCCGGTTGCCGAGGTGGCCGCGAAGGACGAGTTCTGGAACATCAAGAACACCACGCGCGATGACCAGCTCGCAGCGCACCGCGTACCGCCCCAGCTGATCGGCGTGATCCCTGCCAACACCGGCGGCTTCGGCGACATAGCCAAGGCCGCGGCCGTGTTCGCCCGCAACGAGGTCGAACCGCTTCAGGCGCGCATGCTCGAGCTCAACGACTGGGTGGGCGAAGAGGTCGTGCGCTTCAAGCCCTACGAGGTGCCCGGCCTGGCCGAAGAGGCTGCGCCGCCCCCGGTTCGCTGACCCCTTCTCGCGTTTTCCTCTGCCGCCTCCGGGCGGCTTTTTTTCGACCATCACTCGCGGCCACGGCGCGCGCTCGTTCCCCCGCCACGCCTCCGCGCTTCGTGTAGTGAAAATGTTGCGTTGTTGCAACACTGCAACACATGGCCGGCGGCGCTGAGGCGTGCCAATCCTTCCGAATCCCAGCAGCGACGCGGGGTTGCGGCTCATTGGTCACTTATTCAGAGGAGGCTTCCTTGTCAATTTTTCCACCCACCCCTCAAAGAAAGGTAACCAAGGTAACCACTGCGAAAAACCGCGCCTAAGTCCATGATTTTATTCAACTAGGGCGATTACCTTTTGGGAGTAATCAGGGGTAACCAAAAAGGTAACCAGCGCCAAGCCCTTGATTCTAAAGGGGTGAAAATCTGGATGGATGACTTCTCAAAGGGGTAACCAGATCACCTTTTGATCACCTCGATGTTACCTTTTGCCCATAAGCCTGAATCCCAGTATTGGCGCGGGTTTGCGGCCAATTCTGCAGATGTGGTTACCCCGATTACCTTTGTTTGCACCCCCTCCAAATTTTAGAGCCTCGCCCGCGCACATCACCTAAGGGCACCTGCAACGCGGATCCGCGGGCATAAAAAAAGCCGCCTAAGCTGGCGGCTTCGTGGTTCTTGTGATAGGCGCGACCTACGAAACAAGCGTTCGCCTCTTGGTCATAAATCGGGCCCCCGCAACCATACCTAGA